TTGAGCGGCAACAACGCCAGACCGCTCCACTACTTATCAACACATACGGCACAACCGCCGCACAACCATAATTCATCATGGCAGGATCAGTAAGCGAATATAGAGGACTAGGGCTTAACGGGGGGGAATACATCTCAGACACCAGCGTCCACACCGGCAACTGGTTTGCCATCCAAGTTACAGAAGCGGACACGCATATCCAGACACAAGCGTCTAATATAACTAACTTGGACAACCTATGCCAGCCGGTAGACAATACGGCACTAGCCGCCGGTACAGTGCTCTACGGAAACTTCACGAGCATTGACCTGACTGACGGAGCCGTAATCGCCTACAACATCTAAGCGTGTCGCATTCAGCCATATCGCTGGGTCTGGGCCTCGGCGGCGGGAAATCCGCGACCAGTAGCGGCGCGCCGGGTGGCGGTGGTGGCGGTTTTACCAACGGAGCATCCGTAGATTTTGATGGCGTAGACGACCACGCGACACCCGCCAGCACGATAACTCTATCCGGAAACAAGAGCATCTCGTTCTGGGCGTATCTTGACGTTGCTAGTGGCTACCAAAACTTTACTTCACCGAACGGGACGTCATACGGCCTACTAGCCAACGCGAACACCACGGTTTACTGCCGCACTGGGGGCGGGGTACGAACCTTCAGTTTTGGCGGTTCGCCGTGGTCTGCCGGAGTATGGAATCACTGGGCCGTGACCGGCGATGGCAGCGACCTCATACTTTACATTAACGGCACTGCGGTGGGTGGAGTTCAAGTGGATGGCGACATCTCAATCGCGAAGTTTTGCGCCATAACCGGATACTATTTCGTAAACGGCAAAATAGACGAGTTCGCGTGCTTCAATTCCACGCTATCCCCCAGCGACGTTTCCACCATCACAAACGCCGGAGGTGCATCCGGCTCAAAGGCAATAGACCTTTCGGGGTACTCACCTGTCCACTGGTGGCGCATGGGCGATATAAACGGCTCTAGTGGCACTACCATAGCTGACCAAGGCAGCGGTGGCGTAGCTATGACCCTTGTGAACAGCCCAGCCTACTCTGCCTCCGTACCATGAAATACGTAATCTTAGACGCAGACGAAGTGGACGACATCGTGTTCTCGGAAATATTTGAGACGTCTGCCTCAACGCTCCGATACAACCTCGCGGAAACCGAAACTGTATTAAAGTACGATGGCGCTAAACCTCGCTTTTTGTACGGCAAAGACACTTATACTCATTCCGAAATTCTGGCGATACTCGCTACTAGTGCATGGACTCCACCTTTTGTCCCACCCGATGAGGACTAGCCTCATACTCATGCTCACCATGCTAACCGGATGCTCAATGAAGTCACTCATCACGCCAGCGGCAACCGTCACGGGGGCGGCGGTAGGCAGTATCGGCGGCCCGGTAGGGGCTGGATTAGGCGCGGGAGTAGCTTATGCGGGTGCGGAAATCTGGACGCTTGATGACGAGAACAAGAAACTCGTAACCGCCATCACAACGGGCGACGTGAAAGGCATCGTAGCAGCCCAAATGAAGGGTCAGGAGGGGAGGATTCACGAAGTTACCAGCGGCATTTGGACTACTCTGAAATATGCGGCGTGCGTAGTGCTAGGCATAATGTGCATTCCGCTATTCATAACCCGATCCAACTCCAAGAAAATAAACGCAATTTGCGAGGAAACAAAAAATGGAAAAACTAATAAAGCTGTACGGCAGCCTAAGTAAGCGTGGCAAGATCGTAGCCGCTTTCGCTGCCTTCATCGTAGTCATAGCCATAGTGGAATTATTCACGGGATGCTCTAACATGGAGTTAGTCAAGACATGGAGCTTTTAGAAGATCGCTCGGTATGGGGAGGACTCGGAGGACTAGCCACCGCAATGGGGTTAGCCCAATGGAGTCACTTGGCATCGCTCATAGCGGCGTGCTGTACCATCACTTTCATGTGCATACGCATATATCAAATAACTAGGAAGTAATGCCGCGCTACGAGGAATATGGCCCACTGGACACACCCGCCATCACTGAAGGTGACGTTGGGTTCGTGGGCATGAACTCGTACCTAGAGCCTACTTCCCTGCAACCTGGTATGGTTGCTGATTCGCAGAACATGGTGCTGGAAGGAGACACCGCAACAGTCCGCAAGGGGATAGACTTCCTTGCCGGTGGAGTCACGCTGACTTACTCTGCGGGAACGGAGCAAATATTCTGTGCGACTACTTTCTCAGATCCCGCTTCGGGCGAGGAGTTCATAGCTGCGGCAACCAAGGACAAAGTAATCCTGTACAACGATGACAACGCCAGTGGCATAAACATAGAATACCCCGTTGGCGAGGTGGTCGCCACCGCGGACAACGCATCCTTTGTGCAGAACTTTGAGAAGCTTATACTCTTTCGCGGAACTGCAAAGCGTCCATTGGAGTGGGACGGCAATCATAGCTCACCTACGGATTTCGTAGTGAAGACTAGTAGTCCGTCCGGCGCTGGCGCATTCTGCCCAAACTCACCCTACGGAATCAGCTTCAGAAACCGACTAATCATCGCCAACCCCGTTACCACAAATCCCGTTGGCGGGGACAGCAATTACAGCGTATTTATGTCGGATCTTTTGGACAGTAACAACTTTACTGCCGCCGACTCACAATTCAGAATTAATAAGGGCAGTGCGGATTTCCTCGTGGGCTTCATACCGTACCAGGAAGACCAATTAATAGTATTTTTCCGCAATAGCATTCATTTAATCAATAACGTTGCGACCACATCAGCCGCCAACGTTTACGAAATTACCCGTCAGCACGGTTGCGTGGCTAGAAAGAGCATAGCGCAGTCAGGGCCACAGACTTACTTCTTGAGCGACAACGGAGTAGTAGTTCTCTCCCCCGGCGTAGACCCCGCCAAGGGATTGGGAGTGGCAATTTCAAAAGTGCAGGGTGAGACCATCCCGCTCACTCGCCCGATCCAAGACCAGTTTGCTGACGTGAATTATGCTGCGGCAGACAAGGCTTGCGGTGTAGTTTTTGATAACAAATATTTCCTGGCAGTACCCACGGGAAGCAGTACCGTTCCAAACAAGATTTTCGTCTTTGACCTGCTGACTTCCCAGTGGACTAGCGTAGACGATTACCCCGCCATGAGCGGTAGTCTAGCATTCCATGTGGACGATTGGGTAGTATGCTCCCACGGGAGTAACCCTACGCGCCGCAGACTCTTTGCGTGTAATGACACAGGTTGGTATCTCTGCTTTGAAAACTCCACGGATGACAGCAACCGCAAAATCGGCAGTAGTGCGGAGTCCAACACCACCGCAATCGCCGCCAAGCTAAAGACGAGAGACTACCTTTTTGGTGAGCAGGGCATAAAGAGCTTCAAGCGCGGTCAACTCGGAGCAAGCTTCGTGGCTTCGGATGAATTCACCATCAAGCTCAACACCACCGATCCCGATTCCAGTACCACAGTACTCAGCTACACGGGCGGAAGTACGGAAGAAGCTTTACTACGCTTCAGCGGTGGCAGAAAGCGTGGCTATTCGGGGAACATTGAGCTAGACGTCTCAGTGGGCAGACCGTCCTTCAGGCATGTTCAAGTAGAAGCGGAAGGGCAGGGGCTTAACGCACGCAGGGAGGTGGCGTAGTGGCTATCACCGCAAGCGTTGTTCGCGGGTTTACTTTCGCCACGGGCGTTGACGTAACCGCCGCAGCGCTAAACGAGCTAGGCGAACCCGGCGTGACTGTGGCAACTCCCATAGCAGTCGGAAACGGTGGAACGAACGCAACCACCGCAAGCGCGGCTCGTACAAACCTCGGACTAGGAACAATCGCCACCCAAGCAAGCAATGCGGTAGCGCTCACGGGTGGCACGATTAGCGGTACTATAATGACTTTGCCATCCTATGCGGTGAGCGGTGTGCCATCCGCATCACCGGCGGGGCAATTGATTTACGTGACGGACGGCAACAGCGGGGCGGCTACGGTAGCGTGCTCGGACGGCAGTGACTGGAAAGTGGTAGCGCTGGGAGCTACGATAAGCACATGAAACCATTTGAAGAGGCATTGGCGTTTTACGCTAAGACGGGTGACAATCTGATGAAAGACATCGCCGCTTACTCCACCTTGGGTGGGTACGTCTTTATAAC